ATGAAAAAAGAATTAATGGAATTAATCATTAACTCTGATGATGACGAAAAAGAAGTAAGAGAATCAGCTTATGTCAGAATTAGAACAATTAATGAAATCATGAATCGTTTTAAATCCATTGCTAAAGATGATGAGATTAAAGACAAATCATGGAAGATATTATAGGCATATTGCCTATATGGTAAAGCCACACCTAGAGGGCACAAGGAAATAAAATGAGTGATGACACCATGACTTCCGATACAACGGAAAGTGGAAATCTAACAGTAACAGATGCAGCTTCAGCTATTGAAGGTATGTTATCTGCACCAGAGGACTCCACAGAGGAACAACCAGAAGTTGTAGAAGAACAAACCGAAGAAGTAGTAGAAGTAGAGGAAACAGAAGTAGAAGCTGAACCAGAGGTGGAAGAAGAAGTAGAAGCCGAAGAAGAAGTAGAAGCTGAAGAAGAATCCGAAGTTGAAGAACCTGAAGAAGTTGAGGAAGAACAAACTTTCACCATTAAAGCTAGTGGAGAAGAAAAAGAAGTTACCCTTGATGAGCTAAAGAAATCTTATCAACTTGGCACTGATTATACTAAAAAGACTCAAGAAGTAGCTGAACAGCGTAAAGTCATAGAGCAAGAAGCTAAAGCTATTATTGAAGCTAGACAAGTTAGAGATAACTATTCACAAAAATTGCAAGCAATAGAACAATTCTTAACTGGAACTAATGACAATCCAGAAGAATTAGCTGCAATGAAAGAGAACGACCCAGTAGGATATGCAGTTAAGGTCGCAGAAATGACCGAAAAAAAAGAACAATTACAAACAGTGCAGGCTGAAAGGATGCGAATTGCTCAAGAGCAAAAAACGCAAAATGATGCTCAAATGCAAAAGTTTGTAGAACAAGAACAAATAAAACTAGCAGAATCCTTACCAGAGTTTTCAGACAAAACGAAAGGCGAACAAGTCAGAAACGACATTCGTAGCTACGGCAAAAAGGTTGGTTTCACAGACGAGGAATTATCTCAAGTCTATGACTCTCGCCATGTATTGGTATTACATAAAGCAGCACAATACGACAAATTAATGGCAGGTAAAGCTGGTGTTAAGAAAAAAGTCGCTAAAGCACCAAAGACTGTAAAGTCTGGAGCTAAAGTGAAGCAGAATGTAACCGACATACAAAAGAAACAACTTAAAAAGCTACAGCAAACTGGTTCAGCCAGAGATGCCGCAGCTATATTTGAAAACTTTATTTAAGGAAAAACAATGGCAGAATTTAGAACTTATACAGCGATTGGTCAAAGAGAAGATTTAAGCAATACTATCTTCAACATTGCACCAACCGAAACACCAGTAGTTTCATCTATTGGTAAAACAAAGGCAACAGCAACATATCATGAATGGCAAACTGATGACCTAGCAGCAGCTAGTGCAGGAGGCTTAATTGAAGGTGCTGATGCTTCAGGTGCTTCTGATACTCCTACAACTCGTGTAGGTAACAGAACACAAATTCAAGGTAAAACAGTACATATCTCTGGAACTCTTGATGCAGTTGATAAAGCTGGTCGTAAAACAGAAACAGCTTACCAACTAGCTAAAGCAGGACAAGAACTAAAACGAGACATGGAAAAAACTATTCTTGGTAATGTAGCTGCAAGTAATGGTACTGCTGGTTCAGCAGCTAGACTACTTGGCTCTATTCAATCATGGCTTGGTACTAACTTTGTAACAATGACAGATGGTGTTGCTCCTGTTAATGCTAACGGCACAGCCGCTAGAACAGAAGGTGCTACTGCTTCTGCATTTACAGAAGATAAACTAAAAGATGTTGTTAAATCATGTTTTGAAAATGGTGGTAACCCAACTCTATTAGTTGTACCGCCAACACAAAAGCAAGTAGTATCTACTTTTGCAGGTATTGCAGCACAGCGTTATGAAGCTCCTGCTGCTAAAGCAACTACTATTATTGGTGCTGCTGATGTTTACTTATCAGACTTCGGTACTTTATCTGTTGTACCTGACAGATTTATGACTGCTGATACAACTCCAGATGCAGAGCAAGCATTAGTGCTTGACCCAACAATGGCATCTGTTGCTACACTACGACCATTTGAGTCAAATCTATTGGCTAAAACTGGTGACAGTGAGAAGCATCAAATGCTTGTTGAGTACACTCTACAAGTATCTAACGAGAAAGCACATGGTATCGTTGCTGACTTGGCAGTTTAATTTAGGTTAAACATTATATTGCCCCTTCGGGGGCAGTATTATTATTGAGAATAAAATGAGAAAATTCAAAGAACATAATACAGATGATGGCAAGATTGTAGAGACCAATCAAGATGTAACTGACATCATTGAAAAGAATAAACAAGAATACAATAACAGCTCAACAAAATGGGGTGAGGATGTCTTTGATAACAAGATAGCTTCTATACCTTTAACTGTTATTGATAAGTTAAACCAACAAGGAATAATGAGAGGGTTTCATGTATTAGACCAAAAGAAATTCTTTGCATGGTTAAACGACCCAGACAATAGATTTTTTAGAACAAAACAGGGCAGAATCTAAATGGCATTTTTTACAGATTACACAACGCTACAAGCGACTATAGCTGATTATTTAGCTCGTTCTGATTTAACAACCCAGATACCAGAGTTCATAAGATTAGCAGAAGATAGACTTGTCAGAGACTTACGCATTAGACAAATGCTTAAAGTTGCTACGGCAAATACAACAGCAGGTGATGCAACAGTATCTTTACCTTCTGATTTTATTGCTATGAAAGATTTGCATTTACAAGGCAACCCACCACAAACAATTAAATTTTTATCTACAAGTAATTTCTTTAGAAATGCACATACCGCAGAATCTGGATTACCTAGTAGATATACACTGCTCGGTGCAGAGTTTCAATTTGCTCCTATCCCTGATAGTGTTTACACGCTACAAATGGTTTACTTTTATAAACCAGAATATTTAAGCGGCACTAATTCATCTAACCTTTGGTTGGCAGATACACCTGATTTATTACTTTACGCTGCATTAGGTGAAGCAGAACCCTATTTGATGAATGACGAAAGACTTAACACATGGGCAAGTATGTATGATAGAGGAATAATGGCTCTACGCAAAAGTGATGACGAATCTGAATACCCTGCTCAACCACTTACTATTACTAACTCAACGAGGTAAATTATTATGGCTGAAATGTCGGATTATTTAGAAGTAGCACTTCTAAACGCAACACTTAACGGAACTGCATTTACAGCAGTAAACAACCCTTATGTATCATTACACACAGCAGACCCAACAGATGCAGGAACTGGTACAGAAGTTTCTGGCGGTGCTTATGCTAGAACTACTGCTTCTTTTGCTACAGCTTCAGGAACATCAGGTTTAGTTGCTACAGATTCAGATGTTACTTTTCCAACTTGCACAGCATCATGGGGAACTGTAGGATGGATTGGTTTATGGGATTCTGCTAGTGGTGGTAATATGTTATATCACACAGCATTAGATACTTCTAAAACTATTGATACAGGTGATATATTTAAAATCACTACTGGTAACCTAACTGTAGAATTAGCGTAAGGATAAAATATGGCTCTTATCGTAAAAGATAGAGTAAAAGAAACCACAACGACAACAGGTACAGGCACAGTCACATTAGCTGGAGCAAGTGCAGGTTTTCAATCTTTTGCTGCTATAGGTGATTACAATACAACTTACTATGCTATTACAAGTGATGGTAACAGCTACGAAGTAGGTTTAGGTACTTATACAGCTTCAGGTACAACTTTGTCTAGGGACACTGTATTAGAATCTAGCAATAGTGGTAGCAAAATTACTTTAGCTGGTACAAGTGAAGTATTCTGTACTTACCCTGCTGAAAAGGCTGTAGTTCAAGATAGCAATAACACAGGTATAGCACCACAGCTAGGTGCAACTAATGGTGTGTTTATAAATAATTCAATTATAGGAACTAACTACACAGTCCCTACAGGTTACAATGCAATGTCAGTATCTCCTGTAACTTTATCTAGTGGAGTATCAGTCACAGTTCCTGCTTCTAGCAGATGGGTGGTTATATAATGTCAAGTACAATAAATGCAGATACAACTAATGGTGTTGTAGTTACATCAGATACAAGTGGTGAGATAAAGCTACAATCAGCAGGGGCAGATATTGCTACAGTTAATTCTACTGGTTTAGCAATGGCTAGTGGTAAGACTTTAACAGGTGATGCCATTTTTAAAGGTAAAATACTGCAAGTTATTTCTGGAGAAAAAGGTTCATCTTTTACTGGTACTTCTGTAGTTGACAATGGTGGATATTTTTTAGATGTAACTGGTTATTCTGCTACGATTACACCTTCGTCAACTAGTAGTAGAATATTGGTTATGGTACACGCTTATATCGGTCAAACTATGGTGGCAAGTGGGTATCAATCAAGTTTAAGAATAAAACAAGGGACTCGTTATCCATTTTTAGGAACTTCTGAAGGAAGTAGACCTGTAACTTCAGCAAGAGTAAATAATTATGTTGGTAATACACACGCAATGATGAATATTTCAGGGTCATGGATAGACAGTCCTTCCTCAACATCAGCACTAACTTACCAAGTACAATTAGGTGGTTATAGTGGTGCTCCTATAGTTTATCTAAATAGGTCAGAAGCCTTTCAAGCGGCTGCTAATAATTACGATACGATACCACTTTCTACTATTACTTTAATGGAGATAGCAGGATGATTGATTTAACAAAAGCTATTATTTCGTTATATCCAGAAGCTAAATGGAGTTTAGATGGAAATGATTATGCTGGATTACAGTGGTTATCTGAAAATATAACAAAACCAACAGAAGAAGAACTTACTCAAGAGCATGAAAGATTAGAAACAGAAGTAACGGCTAACGCTTACAAACAACAAAGAGCTGAAGAATATCCGCCTTATGCAGATTACCTAGATGGTATTGTAAAAGGCGATAATGTACAAGTACAAAAATATATAGATGATTGTTTAGCAGTTAAAGCTAAATATCCAAAAACATTAGAGGAAACAGAATGAGCATAACTCTTAACGGCATAGGTTTTGTAGAAAACAGCACAACGCTAGATACAAACTACACACTAGCAGATAATCGTAATGCTATGACAGCAGGTGCTATTACTGTAGCTGATGGTGTTACAATAACAGTAGGTGATGGTTCTACATGGACAGTAGTGTAATATGAGTACAGTAAAAAGCAAAAAACTACAGCTAGGCACAGATGCTAGAGCAACTAATAACTTTACTATCTATCAACCAGCAACACCAGATGGCACATTAAGAGTTGGTCAAGGTAATGCAGATAATCCTACAGAAGTAGCAAAAATTACATCAGCAGGAATTTTTAGTTCTGGACATATTTTGCAAGTAGTGAATAAAGTAATATCAACACAAGGTTCACAAACAATAGGGACAACAGATACACAAATTGGTACTGGTACAGACTTTGACATATCTATTACTCCTAAAGGTAATGGAAGTAAATTTATTGTTACTGCTAGATGGTTTGGAGAGACGGAAGTTGCTTGGGATGTAGTTTTTAATATACACAAAGATGGGGTTAGAATAAATACTGGTGGGTCAACTAGTAATAGACTTGGATTATCAATGGCAACACAGACATATGTGGTGGATAATAATTCTACAACACCTGAAATTATGCACATACAAACTGTAGACAGTACAGCAAGTACAGTTGATACACCTATCACTTATACTCTAGTTGCTGCTGCTAGTGGCAGTAGAACCATGTGGACTAATAGAACTTTTGTTGGTGTAGAATACGGAATATCAGAGCTCATAGTTATGGAGATAGCAGCATAATGTATAAAAAAATAATGGATATGAATGGCAATGATTATGCGTATGGTGTTGTTAGAACATCTGATAATGAGTTTGTACCATTTGACCCTTCCCTTCCTGATTATCAAGTATATTTACAATGGGTAGCTGAAGGCAATACAACTGGTGAAGCAGACTTGCCACCAATATATGTGGAGACTGACTAATGACTATTAGTATAAAGCCTACCTCAACAGAAACAATTATCCAACAAAATGGCACTGATTCTTTAGTATTTGATAATAATGGAAATGTTGAAGGCAGACAAAATTTATACCCTACTGTTCCAGCGTTTTCTGCAACATTAGCAACAACTCAAACAATATCAAATGCAACATGGACTAAAGTTCAGTTAGATACAGAAGAATTTGATACAACATCTGCTTTTGATTTGAGCAATGCTCGCTTTACCCCTCAAGTAGCAGGGTATTATGATGTACAAACTCATATTAGATTTGCATATAGCACAATGACACAACATAATGTTTCTGTGTATAAAAATGGTGTTGCCAGTAAACAAACTGCGTTAGTTAGAGGGCAGACATCTCCATCTGAAGCTGGAGGTTCATCTTTAATATATATGAATGGCACAACAGATTACATAGAACTATATGGATATGTTAGTGGAACTGGAACTGTTCAATTTCAAGCAGCATCAACAGATGCAAGACCATACTTTTCAGCAAATTTAGTAAGTTACAAATATATAGCTCCTCCATCAACACAGACACCTAATGAAAGTGATAATCTACAAGCATTTACTGGTACTGGTTCAGATGCTACATGGACTGTTCCTAATGGAGTTACTAGGGTACTTGTTAAAATATGGGGAGCTGGTGGTGGACATCCAACTTTTGGTGGTGCAGGTGGATTTACAAAAGGTTTATTGTCAGTTACAGCAGGTGAAACATTAACATTCCGAGTAGGTAAAACCCATACGGCAGAAGATAGTGGCACAGACTGTTCAGGTCAATGTTCAGGAAAAGACTTTATTGGTGGCTTTGGCGGTGGTGGTCGTGGTAGAGAAGGTAATGGTGGGGGCGGTGGTTCTTACATATTTAGAGGTGGCACTAATTTTGGTGATGTTTTAGCTGCCGCAGGTGGTGGCGGTGGAGCAGGTGCTCAAGGTAGTATGGTTGGTGCTCCATATTATGGTGGTGCAGGTGGTGGAGATTCTGGTTTAGCAGGTAAAGGTTATGGTACATACCCTACTGGCGGTGGCGGAGGAGGTACTCAATCATCTGGTGGTTTAGGTTCTCCTGCTGGTGCTAGTGGATATTCAACAACAGGCTCAACTTATAATGGTGGTACATTACAAGGCGGTAGTATTGCAGGAGGTGGCGGCTATGGTGGTGGTGGTGGTGGCGGTTACTATGGTGGCGGCTCTGGTGCTAAATCATATCCTACAGGGGTAAGTAATGGTTGGGTTCATGTAGGTGCAGGTGGTGGTTCTGGATATTCAGGTGGATTAACAGATGTAACTACCGAAGCAGGTTCTAACTACAATGGTTCAGCAGGTTACGCAGGTGGAGATAATGAAGTTGATTGGGTAAATTATGGCATACCACAGTCTGATGGCAGAATTAATGTTTACTACATATAAAGATAAGGAAATAAAATAATGCCAACAAATATTAACGGCAATTCAGGAATAGACAGAATACAGGATGGCAGTGTCCATGATGTAGATATTGCTCCAGATTCATCAATAGGATTTATTAAGCAGTGGAAAATGACTTCTTCACCCACTCAAAATATAGTCATTACAGCAGCAGCTGGAACAACAGGAGCTACATCTGGAACATATACTGGTGTAGAAATTGCTATGACTCCAAAAGACATCAACAGTTGGTTTAGAGTACATTGGGACACTTGTTGTGATGACACTGGTGGTGGAGGTGCAGCTACTGGAGCTGGTGGTGTAGGTATTATTCTATCAATGCACACACCAACCACAGGTTGGGTAAGGGTGCGAGATACAGGCTCTCATGCTTTTTATTATAATACAATGTCGGATGAGTATTTTCGCCCTGCTCTNGATACTGTAGTAAAGGCAGTTAATACTGAAGAACATACATTTAGAATATATATGAAAATACACACTACTGTAAGGTATAGAATAAATATCAATATTGCTAATTCACTTTATTCCAACGGCTGGAATAATAACCATTTTGAAGTTCAAGAATTAAATGGAGCTACATTCAATAACGGAAACTACACTTGATGATTATAAGAACTATAACTAGACAAGATGCTTTAGAAAGTTTATCTAAAGAATTATTCCCTTCATATAAATTTATGGGGACTGATGATGATATGATAATAATTGACACATCTATTGATGATGGTATTGTTGATGGAAAATATAAATCAAATACCACTTGCCCTTTTACAGAAGAAGAAATTGAAGCAGAATTAAATAGACTTCAAACAGAATATGATAACAAAGAATATCAAAGAAAAAGAGCATCTGAATATGCACCACTAGCTGAACAACTAGATATGCAATACCATGATGTACAAGATGGTACTGAAACATGGCTTAACCATATAAGAGAAGTAAAAGCTAAATACCCAAAGGATTCTGAATAATGGCTAGTATAAAATTAAAGGGAGACACATCTGGTGAAGTTATCATATCAGCTCCTTCAGTTGCAGGAGCAAGTACATTAGAACTACAAGCTACTAACGGCACTATAGCTACCACAGCAGATATAAACACTTTTTATAATTCTCTTGGTAATCGTAACCTTATCATTAATGGTAAGATGCAAGTTGCACAGAGGGGGACGAGTGTTAGTGGGATTACTTCTGAAAATTTTTATACTGTTGATAGATGGAGAGCTCTTGTAAGTGGCGGAACATGGACACAAAGTCAAGACACAGATGTACCACCAGCACAAGGATTTGGCAACAGTGTAAAAATGCTATGCACTACTGCTAACCCATCTCTAGCGGCTGGTAATGTATTACAAATTAGAACAAGACTTGAAGGTCAAAATGTACAACAACTTAAATATGGCACTACATTTGCTGAAAGTTTAACATATTGTTTTTGGATAAAATCTAACAAAACTGGAACTTATATATCTGAATTATACAATATTGATGCAACAAAACAGGTATCTAAAACTTTTACAATAAATGATGCTGACACTTGGGAAAAGAAAACTATCACTTTTGATGGAGATACTCTTTCTGGTTTTGACAATGATAACGATAATTCATTTCAAATAGGCATTTTTCTTTCTGCTGGAACTAACTATACTTCTGGAACACTACAAACAACATGGACAGCGGCTAATAATACAAACAGAGCAGTAGGTCAGGTCAACCTAGCAGATGCAGTAAATAACTATGTTAATATTACAGGTGTACAACTAGAAGCTGGTACAACTGCAACCCCATTTGAACACATACCATATGGTAGAGAGTTAGAAAGATGCAATAGGTATTTTTTTAATTTTTCAGGGACTTTACATGGTGGCAATTATAGTACCAGTGGATTTGTAACTGGAATATTTCCTACAGAAATGAGAATAGCACCTACCATAACTTATAGTGCTGCTAGGACTCCATTAGTAGGTATAGGTTTTGGCTATACTAAACCTGAATTTTTTAGTGGTTATATGGGAGCTAATCCTTATGTAGCAAATTTAGCAGCAGATGCGGAGCTATAATTATGTATAGAATACTAACAGACAGCACTAGAGAAATTATACCAGACGAAGATGTGCAATGTATTTTGCGAATAGAGGACAATGCTTTTATTCCAATGGACGAAAAAAACAGAGACTACCAAGAATACCTAGCTTGGTTAGCAGAAGGTAACACACCAGAAGAAGTAGAGTAAATGTACGGCATTACTGCATTTTCACAGAGTCCATACTCTACATTAGGAGGTAAGTCAGCAATATTTGGTTCTGCACAGATACAAGGTGCAAGTACCCTTACAGCTAATGCGTTAAGAGAAAGAACTGCGGCTGCATCTATCAGTGCAACTGCAACACTAACATCAAATGGAATATTAGTTAGACTTGCTAATGCAAGTATTAATGGTCAAGCGACTGTTACTGCATTAGGTGGTCTGATTAATAATGCAACAGGTTCTATTACTGGCACTGCAACTGTTACTTCTAATGCTGTTTATGTGGCATTTGGTGAAGGTGATATAAGTGGTCGTGCAACACTGACTGTTGCTTTATCTGGTTCTATTATCTATGCTGATGCAAGCATTAGTGGTACAGCTACACTAACTGCTGATGGGTTAAGAATACAATTTGGTGATGCAAGTATTACAGGTACATCTACGCTTACAGCATTAGGTGGACTAGTAATAGATGGTCATGCAGGTGTAGAAGGATTAGCAACATTAGAATTACCATCAACCACTGTAATAAGACAAGCAGATGCTTCTGTAAATGGTGTAAGTACAGTAGTATCATTAGGAACTTTACTTGGTGAAGAATGGAGTGATGTCCCAGTAGAAGGAAACACATGGTTAGAAGTATCAGCAAGTAGTGATTTATGGACTGATGTTCCTGTAGAAAATAATACATGGGATGAAGTATCAGTAGGTAGTAATGTATGGACAGATTCAACAACAGGAACTAATAAATGGAAACGACAAGGATAAAACATGGCAAAAACTAAAATATCAGAATGGGACAGTGTTGCAGCTAACAATACTGACATAAACAATATTAACATAAATGAAGGATGTCCTCCCAGTACCATTAACAATGCTATTCGTGAAACAATGGCACAAGTTAAAGATTACATAGATGGCTCTAGTGGTGATTATCTTATTAATAGTGGTGGAATTACATCTAATGGGCAGGCTAGTTTTAATGGAGACACGCGTATTAATGGGCAGTTTCGTTTAAACGGAAGCTCTGGAGTTTCTGGACAGGTATTTACATCTAGTGGGGGTACAAATGTTCCTAGTTGGACAACTTTAGGCACTATTTCTACACAAAACGCTAATAGTGTAAATATTTCAGGGACAGTGCAAACTAATAATTTTAATTCAACTGGTGCATTTAAAATAGACGGCTCAACAGGAGCGGCTGGTCAAGTATTAGTTTCTACTGGTTCAAATGCACATCCTAATTGGACAACATTACAAATTTTTGTTTCAGGTATGATAATGCTATGGTCAGGTTCTACAAGCTCTATTCCTAGTGGTTGGGTATTATGTAATGGCTCTAATGGCACTCCTAATTTAAGAGATAAGTTTGTGGTAGGTGCAGGTTCTAGTTATGCAGTAAATGCTCAAGGTGGTTCAAATACAATAGCAACTAGTGATACTGCGGTTGGAATAACAAACGCAACTCTTTCTGTTCCAAGAGATGGATGGGGAACTACAGGCGGACCTTTGGGAACAGCAACAGCTGGAAGATTACTTGTTGGCTCTGGGCAAGCCGAATATTCTGAAGGGTTAGAGTCTATTCGTGCCGCAGGTAGTAATAGGTCACTTGGTGCTCATAGCCACACATCTGGTAATCACGGACATATTGTAGACACAAGAAGCCCATACTACGCATTAGCGTACATAATGAAAGTATAATATGACAACAAAAAGATTACAATTTACAGATTGGCTACCAGACCAACCAGCAAACGCAGGTAGTTTAAATGATGCTAAAAATGTATTTCCTGTTGGTATTGGTTATGGTGCTTTCCCTAGCTCGGTAGATTTTTCTAATTCTGCTAGTGAAAATATTAACAATATATTTGTAGCCAAGTTTGGTGCTAATGTAGAAGTATTTGCAGGTGGTGCTACAAAGCTGTTTAAACTAGATATTGCAACACAAAACTTAAATGATGTGTCTAAAGCAGGTGGTTATGGTGGTAATGGCACATGGAAGTTTGAACAATTTGGTCAGGTAGTATTAGCTTGTAACGACAACAATAAAATTCAAGCATGGACTATTGGTGTATCTACTGCATTTGCAGATGTAGCAGCATCAGCTCCTATAGCTAAAGATATTGCTGTAGTTCGTGACTTTGTTTTTGCAGGAAATATTAGTATAGGCTCACAGCCAGACAAAGTTCAATGGTCAGATATTAATGATGAAACTGACTGGGTATCTGGTGCTACAAGTCAAAGTGATTTTCAAATAATTGCTGATGGCGGTAATGTTCAAGCAATAACAGGTGGTGAGTTTGGTGTTGTGTTGTTAGAAAAATCTATAGTTAGATGTTCATATGTAGGTAGCCCTCTCTTTTGGCAATTTGATGCTATTTCTAATGGACTAGGTTGTTTGGAAGGTAATTCTGTTGCTAGGTATGGAAACATTACTTTCTTTTTAGCAGATGATGGATTTTACTCTACAGATGGACAAACAGTAACAAATATAGGATTAGAAAAATTAGATAGATGGTTTTTTGGTAGGGCTGATTTAACAAAACTTAATACTATGAGTGTTGCTATAGACCCTGTTAAAAATCTTGTCGTATGGAACTATGCTGATGTAGATGGTAACAGAAGAATACTTATTTATAATTGGCAGCTACAAAAATGGTCAAGAGCTGAAACAACATCAAATATTGTAGGTACTATTGCTACATTGGGAGAAACATTAGAAACTTTAGAATCTATTTTAGGTTATACAGACATAGATACTATGCCAGTAATATCACTAGATTCCAGATTGTTTATTGGAGGTAAGTTTCTATTTGCAGGTGCAAGGGCAGATAAAATTGTAGTATTTACAGGTCAGTCTACAACACCACAACTAATCACTACAGACATAGAAGTTGGTTACAATTCTGTAGCTACACTAGCAAGACCACAAATAGACAATGGCACAGCACAAGTTGCAGTAGCTAGTCGTAGAGAATTAGATGACAACATTATTTTTGGTACATTTGTTCCTGCTACAACAGAAGGCAGATGTAGTTTAAGAAGTGCAGGTAGGTATCATAGATTTAATGTACAACCTACAGGTAACTGGACAACAGCTATGGCAGTAGATGTAGATGTAAAACCACAAGGTAATAGATAATGCCTAGAATGTATCGTACACTTCCCTATCAAGGGGGAGATGCTAGATTAGTGTCCGAAGTAGTTAATAACGCTATGAATGGTAAAACCAATAATAGTGGCACTTTTACTTTAGCAACATCAGTAACAGAAACTACTGTTGCTAATGAAAGGGCAGGTTTTGATTCAGTAATTTTATTATCACCAAGAACTGTAAATGCAGCAGCAGAATCAGACTATACATATATTAAAACAAAAGCTAAAGGTAGCTTTGTTGTAGGGCATAGAAATACATCTAATACTGATGTAACATATGATTATATTATTGTTGGATAAATTTTATGAAACTCTATGTAGTGCCTACGAATCAAGTGCAAAGATTTTGGTATCTTGCAGAACCTTTATTACAAAAAGCATTAGACAAAGGTAACAACGAATTTACTAGCGGTCAGTTAAAACTGTTAGTTACACAAGGTCAGCAACAATTACTATTAGTAATGAAAGACGAGATTTGTTATGTAGCACTCACTGTACAATGGATTAACTATCCTAACGACAGGGTGGCTTATATAACTTATATAGGCGGTAAAAATACAAAAGCAGGAATGGAACAGTTTAAACAGTGGGTTAAAGAAAATGGTGGAACTTCAATACAGGGTTCTACTAAATTTGAAAGCATTACTAAACTGTGGAATAGGCTTTACGGATTCAATAAAAAATATCAATTAATGGAGTTGAAAATAGAATGATTAAGTTAAAAATATGGTTATATAACTGGCTTGCTAAAGATTTAGGCAAATTAGGTAGAGAGGGAGATACTGAACTTGCTCATGTTAATACATGGGAAGCTAATCTTCTAAAGGCACATGGTGGTTCAGGAACAATTAATCCTGTTACTGGATTGCGTGAATACAAAGGTGGTGGTGGTGGTGGTAGTAGTCAAACACAAACAACCACACAAAATATTGACCCTGCTATCTTGCCATACATAACCTATGGTTTAGGACAAGCAAAAAATTTGTACCAAAAACAATCTCCAAGCTATTATCCAAGAGCAACTTATGTTCCAGCATCCGCAACTACAAAAACAGCATTAAGTTTAGCAAGTGATAGAGCAAGAACTGGTAGTCCATTAGTACCAGAAGCTCAATCAACAATTAGTGATTTGCAATCATCAGTAAATCCTGCATTATCAAACTTTAGCTCATTAAGGGGAGGAATACCTAGTGGAGCTTTAGCAGGGACAGAAGCTACAGCAAGAGGAGATTACCTATCAGCAGGTAATCCATATTTTTCTAGTATGATGGCAAGTGCAGCAAAACCAGCAGTAGACCAATTTAATTCAGCTATTAGAAACATTGGTAGTAGAACAGCAGCATCAGGTAGATATGGTTCAGGTGCTATGGGTGAAATGGAATCACAAGCATCAGAAAATCTAGCTAACGCTTTAACTGACAAAGCAGCTCAACTAGCTTACAGTAACTATGGCAATGAAAGAGGTATGCAAGAACAAGCAGTAGCTAGATTAGGTGATATTACTAATCAAACATTTAACCAAAGATTAGCAGCAGCTCAAGGTCTTGGTAGCTTATCAGAGCAACAAGCAGCAAGACAAATGAACGCAGCTCAATTAGCTCCAGAAATGGCTATGGCAGATTATTCAGACATAAATCAATTAGCTAGAATAGGTCAGACACAAGAGGAGTATGCTAAAGACAAACTAAATGCAGATATAGCTAGATTTGAGTTTAACCAAAATAAACCATACAGTAAATTAACAAGTTATCTATCAGCGGCTTATGGTGCTCCAGCTCCAATTAATCAAACTACAGTAGGTTCTTCTAGTGGAGGGGGTAAATAATGGGTGCTCCAGTATTAGGAGGAATGGGAATAGGTGCAGCATTAGCTTTAGCTCAAGGTAGAGACCCTTTTAAAGCAGCAGCTATTGGTGGTGTAACTGGTGGTATGTTTGGTGGTTCAGATGGTTTTGGCTCTGGATTTGAGTTTGACAAAATGGGATTTGATTTAGGTTCTGGTGCATTAGCAAACACAGGCAATCAAGGAGCAAATCTGTTAGGTGGTGCAAATACTTCTGTAGGCACAAATGGTTTAATAGGAACATCAAACAACCTACAAAATGTAACAGGTGGGGTCACAGGTCAAGGATTTAGCCCTTACAATACAGACTATGTATTAAATACTGATGCTTTAATGGCTGATAATGAAGTAGCTAACATAGCACAAACAGCACAAGCAACATCACCATATCCAGCATTTGATAAAATAACTAAATCTACACCAGAAGAAATAGCAAAGGCAAAGGGAGGCTATGAAAAACCTTTATATGAAAGGGCATTTGATAGCGTACTAGGATTTGCGGAAAAAAATCCAATAGCATTAGCTACATTAGGTATGACAGCATTAGGTGGTGGTAGTAGTGCTAGCCCACAACAAGTCACGCAATCAGTAGGTAAAGTTGCACAACAAGCATACAACCCAAGTCAGGGCAACATATTAAAAGTAAGGAGAGCGTAACATGGCAGATTCATTGCTAGATTTTGATTACAATACAATGATAGATAAAGCATTGGGAACGACTAATCAGCCCTTTAAAGGGCTTATTAATGACCCTAACTATGAGGACTCTCTAAATATAAATACATTATTAGGTGGAGGTCTTGGTTATGTTAATTCTTTATATAAAGACAAAACACTTGCTGAAAAATTACTTGCAACTGCTACTGGGGCTAAAGCAGCGAGAACAAAAGGTATAAATGATTATGTTAAAAATATATTAACACAACAACAATTTAACAAAAATGTATTAGACATGGCTTTAAATAAAGGAAAATTAAACAAACAACCTTTAGAGTTATTAGAGTTACAAGGAAAACTTGAAAAGCAACCTTATG